CCAAGATGGTCTTTCAGGTCCTTGTTTAATAACCTCACAATATGAGTGAGGAAAACGAGTATCATTAACACGATTGCGAGTGACAAAAGCGACACCGATCATTCCTTTCGCAGATTGATTACGTGCTTCCCAATATATATTATCAGCCAAACACTTCTGTTCTGTGTATGGTGTATGAAATGCTGAAGCTAGAGCTTCAGCGCCAAAAGCAGATTTGCCTGTAACAAGTCCACCTAAAAAAGCAATTGCGAATGCACCTAAAACATATATCTTCATGAGATGAAACTGTGCGTATATCCACTATCATACGCAAACGATGTTTTTTCTTCAACAGTATACCGCATGATGTTTCCATCTTCTAGAATTTGTTGAATAACATTATTCATGCCATCTTCAGTATGCCGAACTGTTTCCCATGTGTCACCGTCATATTCGTAAGCAGTGATAACAAACTTTTGTGAAACTTCCATAACTAACCTCTCTCTTTATTGTCTATACAGTATAGCAGGAAAATGGAGAATGTCAAGTACTTTTTTCAATTAAATCTATTTTTATTCACAAAATTCTTTTATCATTGGAAAGATTGGTTCAATTGCTTCTGCACACGCTTTAGCTAATCTGATGTGTTCTTTCTGCGTTCCATGACCTGAACGTAATCCGATGTAATGGATCCAGGACCTAATGGTACCGTTAACATACAATCTAGATTCCATGATACCTTCCGGTAAAACCGCACGAGCTTGTTCTTTAGCAATACCATTTTCGATTGCCCATTCGTAAGATTTCTTTGCTTCATTAACTACCTCCGCTTGTTTTTGTAACCAATTTAATTCTAAATCAACTCTCTGATCGCTATCCATCATATCAGTTAATTCAATACTATTTTGACGATTTTTATTATCTTGCAACCTAGCATCTTTAAATTCAAATGCCAAATCTAGCGTTGGGTCAGCATATCGCTGAGAAAATTCTTGAAACGAAAATGACCTATGTCTCAGTAACTGCCGAGCGATATCACGAGTAGTAGTTACCTCTAAGCAAGCAGACACCATTTCGAATGGGGACCAGTGTGCTTCTCGCATAAGATATCGTAATAGTTTTTCGGACGTTTCGGTGTTATCTTGGTTGGTGGGATTCGAGACACGGGCTGTATACGCAATAAGTTCTTGGACATCGTTACCGACATAAAGTTCCTCCGGTGGCTTTGAGTAGCTAATTAATCTTACTTTCATTTAAATATATCCATAACAGTTAAGTAAGCTCCATAAAGAAAGAAGCTCCAAATTACAATAAAGCCAACAATACTCATATCACAGTATCCGTATTCATCAGCAAGACCAAGTTTCTTAAAAAGTTTATGCATCATCAAAAGTATCCCATCACAAAGTTTTCTGCACAATCTTCTGCGTAACGCTCACTATGGTCATATAAGGGTCTAGTCTCTATAAGATTGTCTGATTTATATAATTCAACATAGAAACCCTCCTCATTTTTCATGACCATGGCTCTACGATCTGCAAACTCTTTATCTCCCCAGTAAGTACTAAGGTCTGGACCTTTATAGTTCATAGCTTGAATCCTTCGAATTTTTCTGATTTGATTTTCTCGCCGCTTGCTGATTTATCAAATACTGGTGTGTCGTCCATTAGTGTTTGTTCGTTTTCTTCTGCATCATACAATCTCATCTTAGATCTATCAACACCGATAACAAAACGTTTATGATTTGTTGGGTCGTTATATCTATTCTTCAATTGTTTGACCATCATTTGCCCCGAAGTCTCAAGTTCTTCAGTCGAGATAAGAGCGAACATGAGATCCGCCGTAGCTGGTAAGCCGAAAGATTCAGATGTATCCTCCAGACCAACATCCGAATTCCCAAAACCACTCCTAGTCGTCTGAGTAGCCGAGAAGATAGGGACATTAAACTCGACAGCAAGTCCACGAAGTTCTTCTGCAATTGCTTTAACATATGTATAAGAATTGATCGATCCTCCCATAGCTTTCATTCTAGATGATGAACAAATATTCAAATAATCGATAAAGATGATATCTGGCTCAAATGTTCGTTTTAATTTTAATTCATTTAATAATGCTCTAAAATGACCTGAATGAGCAGAACCAGTAGGATATTCTTTTACAATCAATCTACCATCAGTCTTACGAGCAACATCATTGACCTTTTCTCTGAACATATCTTTTGACAAGTTCTCAAGCTGGTCGATAGGAACGTTTAGAAGATTGGCATCAATGCGTTCTGCTATACGCTCTTCTGCCATCTCCATAGTAATATATAGAACATTTCTACCTTCTACCAAAGCGCCACTAGCAACATGACACATGAATAAAGACTTGCCAACGCCAGTACCTGCAAGGGCAATGTTAAGTGTTTTACGCGGTACACCGCCCTTTGTAATCTTGTTAAAATAATCGAGATCAAATGGAATCCTATCTTCTTCTGTGTGGTAAAAATCATAACGAGATTCGAAGTCATCAACATAGTCGTGACCCACACTGTTATCAAATGATACGCCAAGAGCTTTAGTTAGCAAATCTGGTAATGCATTCTTAGTCATGCTCTCATGTTTACCATCAATAATAGAAATAGATTCCATGATGGCAATATGAATTGCGCGGTCTTGACACCACTTCTCAGTATTGTCAAGAAGCCAATCCCCGTCAATTTCTTCGCCTGTATACAACTGAGGAATAATGTCCATTGCCATCTGAAACTGTTCATCAGACATGCCAGTCGATTCTTGCAATTCAATAGTTAGAGTTTCTGACGTTGGCAGTATGTTATATTTGGACACATACTTACCAGCTTCTTTGAATAGAGACCGATATACGCCTTGAAAGTAATCAGGCTTAATGAAAGGTAACACTTTACGCATATACTTCTCATCTGTCAGAATATTTCTTAATATTGTTTGTTCTATATTTACTTGCATATTTTACTTTCATTACGAATTTTAGTTGCTGAAATTGAATGCACAGCTTCTCCTAAATCATACTGTTTAATTGTGTAGCCGACATCACGACCGTAACCAATGTTAACTATATTTGGAACGATCATTATAACATAGTCTACATCATATGTAAACCTATTTAATTCGTTTTTGATCATTTCTTTCATAGTGACTGGCGGATATGGATTGTCTTCGCTGATGGACATACTTCTGAGCATGATAACCACTTGACCAGTTTCTGCATGCATGCTTTTGAAAAGTTCGGTATGTCCAAAATGCCATGGCTGAAATCTACCCAGCATCTGAGAAGTTGGCTTAGTGTAATCCATTATTTCGTTTTTGTTACTAATAAAGGTTTCATTGATGTGCCTGATGGACGATCATGTTTTACATCATCTTTCTTTGCAAGGTAGTTATCAATTACAAGCATCAATTGAGCATGCGTATCATCAAACCATTCTTTGACATGATAATCAACTTCATTCGCAAGTGGTGGCATGAACATCACATTTGTATCTTCATGTTCTGAATTTTGAATCGTATCCATCCAAATTGTGTAGTCTGCATCAAACTCTTTACGTGTCCAATCAAGTGGACATATAAAGTCAGCTACTACCATCTTACCAGCTAAAACACAACCATCAGCTAAATTCCTCATGCGTTCTGCTTGTCTCAAACGACCATTACATGAAAAGTCCCAATCATCATATCTTGTTCGAATTTCATCAGCATTCAAATGAATGGCACCAATCAGTTCTGCAAATGGTTTAGCCAAAGTAGTTTTACCACTGCCAGGCAATCCCATTACTAAAAACTTCATAGATATCTCCGTTAATCTTTTTCTTTGTCCGTAAATACTGCGGTGTCATTTTCAACGGCATCTCTCAGTATCTCTTGTAGAATATCACCTGCTACAGCTTGAAGCTCTTCGTTTTCAGAAGTAAGTTCAGAATCTGGTGATGATTCAACAAAGAAATTAAATGACATAACTCCTTCGGCTTCTTCATTGATACTGATTGCACCAAACTGAATTATAGTCTCATTAAACATACCTGCAGTAATACGTACAAGCCAGTGTTGGTCTCCAGCATCGCCGGGGACCAACTGATAAGTTTCATTTTCTTTATGCTTCATCTACTAATGCATCCATATCGATTTCTGTTCTGTGTCCAATAGTGTAAGACTTTTTAATGAAATCTTTGAAGTCTGTATTCTCAAACACAGGTGTCCAGAATTCTTCAGTAAGTGTTTCTGATTCACGTTTCTTACCGTCAGAGAGTATCTCACCCGTTGCTGGGTCAACTGTTTCATACCAGCCGTTACTAGGTTTTTGTACATATCCACCAGCAAGACCAACTTCAAGTAAGCCAGAATATGCTTCAACGCCACCTTCCCATGATACTGTCACAGGAATCTTAGACTTCTCTTTTACATAACGAGACTTCTCAACGTTAATAACGAAATCATATCCAGTAACTTCAGTACCCTTCTTGTTCTGACGGCGACCAATAATCCAAATATTGTCTGCAGAATAGTAGATACCTGTACCACCAGAAACGATAGCTTTAGGAAACAAACCAATCTCTTGATATGTATGATTAACGGCAAGCAATGGAATATCTTTCATCGCAAGATACGGTGTACACATACGGAACAAGCCCTTTAGTGCTTTCGCACGAGACATATCTGCAACAGACTTTTCATTGATAGCATCTTCCATCTCTTTCTTAGATGCAAGATTACCAATCGAATCAATAACAACAATCACTTTATCTTTACGGTCTAGACCTTCTAGCTGAGAAATCAAATCGAACTTAAGTTCTTCTACGTTGGTAATTGGCGTATGAAGCACACGACTTGTATCTACCTCAAACTGTTCGAAGTATGATTGTGGTGAGCCAAACTCTGAATCATAGAATAGCATAACAGCATCTGGATACTTTTTCATATATGCGCCAGCCATAAGCAATGCAAACGATGTCTTGAAATGCTTTGAAGGACCAGCAAGAACAGTCAGACCAGGTGCTAAACCACCGTCTGTAGAACCAGACAGCGCAACGTTTACCATTGGAACGCTTGTCGGAACCATGTCTTTCTCATTAAAAAATTTAGATTCAGATAGAATTTCTGTAGCTTTAAGCTTAGAATTCGATTTGAGTTTATCCATAATACTCATATATTTAACTCCTAATTTAATTGTACTGTATTATAGCACAAATTCGCCAGAATGTAAACCCTGTTTTTTCATAAAAGATTCTGCGCCCATCATAGCAGAGTTTACTGCTTGGTGCATATCGACATAAACATACATACCACAACGACCTATAAAGGTCATGTTGGCAGGCTCTTGTGCTTTATATTTGTTATAAATTTCTCTATTCTTGCCATCAACGTCTTTGACTGGATAATATCTTTCCATATTATTGTCACGATAATCACACGGCTCTTCATAAGTAAGAGTTGTGAAACACTTATTATCACCATGACCAGGCATATGTTTCCATTCTGAAACTCGTGTGAACGGACCATCGTGTGTAAAGTTCACAGTAGTTGTCGGAAGAGTTTTTATCATAGGTAAAGTTACGTTATGGAACTTAAGAGATCTGTATGGTAATTCACCATGTTCATTATCGAAATACACATCAATAGGCATTGAATTAAAACAATGGTCAAAAGGTATGCTTTGATGAAATCTTGTACTCAATTTTACAATGATGTTTTCATGCTCAAGCATGCCAGCAATCATGTCTGTGTAACCATATTTAGGTAAAGCTTGATATTCATCATCAGGAAAATATAATTCATTATCATCGTCTCTTACAGGAATTCTTTGTAAGATACTAGGGTCAAGTTCTTCGATATCTTTATCCCACATCTTTTTAGTATAGGGTCTATAGAAGGTATCTATAATGTTTTCTTCACCTACAATTTCTTTTGTCTCTTTGTTGACAGGTAAAGTAACAAACTGGCCATCTTCTAGTTGAGCCTTAACTTTATGTTTATATGGTAACCAAGCAGTAAAGCGTGAAAGAAAATCATACACTCTTTTATTATTTGTATGAAAGATATGAGGTCCATATTTATGGACTCTAATACCATATTCGTTTACATAGTCAAATGCATTACCCGCGACATGGTCACGCTTTTCAATTACGGTAATCTTATGACCAGCTTCTGCGAGAATGCGGGCATATGTAGCACCCGCAAACCCTGCACCTACGACTAGAATTTTCATTGTCCTAATTCAACCTTTTGTGTATAGGCCATATCAGTTTCAAGAATCTTAATACGCTCTTTCAGTTCTTCAAGTTCTTTTGTCAATCGCACATTATTATATGCTACAATATTACCGAGTTCTGCATCTTCTTCACGAATTCTACGGGTCATATAGGCTTCGTGGCGTTCTTGCATATTTGGCATAATAGTCTCCTATTGTAAAAGGTCTTCTGGATAGTCACCAATCTTTTCAAGCTCATCACGATTATGACCTATCCAGTCAAACTCAGTTGGTCCTTTATGTTTATTGTCCCACACTAACCATATATATGGAACAGCGGAATTAGTGTTACGTGATACCTCACTTGGTAAGAACCCCACTCTACGAGTAAAGATAAGAATCTTTGCTGGTTTATGTATAGAGTAAAGTTCTTCCCATCTTTTAATTGATTCTAAAAAAGAGAATCTAACTAAGAATGCAACACCTCGTTTTGCAGTTTCAATTGATTTCAAAGCAAAGTCTTTACCAATATTGAATGGAGGATTGGTGATAATCCAATCGGGCGTACACACAAGGTGTTCATCATTCAAAAAGTCTTGACCATACATTATATCACTTGTTACCACGTCTGTAAAGTATTCTTTTATAATATTTGACATATGGAAATGACCACATGCTGGTTCCCAAATAGTATCATCTTTACTTATAATATCTTTATACCCATATTCGAACAAAGCCCTAGTTGCCCATGGTGGAGTAGGATAAAAGTCTAACCCATCTTTGGGTATTTTTCTATTAGAGAGCGCGATTGCCGGCATAAGAAGTTCCTTCGTGTTTTTCAGATACTCTTTTACGAAGATCACTAGTACTAAATCTGTGGTCACGTTTATTAAAGTATAATTCAATGCCGCGATTGCGACATTCATCTTTACCCGTAAAGTCTTTCTGGCGATATTCTTCACCAAGAATTCTCACGGAAATTGGATACATGTTTATAATATCAAGCAAGTCTTCTTCAGTGCAATAAATTACCACTTCATCAACATACTTAACTGCCGCAATCTGAGCCTGTCTTTCAACAATGCTTTGTACGGGTGCATTTTTTTCTTTGCGGTCAAGTGTGGGGTCGACTTGCAAAGCGCATATTAAATAATCACATTGAGACTTTGCTTCACGAAGCATAGCGATATGCCCAGCATGAAGTAAATCAAATGTAGACGCTGTTAATCCAATCTTCAATGTGTTCTCCTTCCATCAAACACACAAACAAAATAAACGCCACGTGGACCAGCATGCACACGATGAAATACATCATCTTCAATAAGAACTACATCACCAGATTTAACACTTATTTGTTTATCATCAAGTTCCATTTTGCCAGAACCCTTTACAAAGTAATACACTTCTTCTTGACCAGCATGTCTATGACCTGATGTACTTTTAGTTGCTTTTAAATTAGTACTACTTACTACTAAGTTATTAAGCAACTTATTATCTTTTACAATGTAACGGTCGTCTTCTTTTACGACTTCACCACCAATATCATTAATATTTAATTTCATTTGTTTTTCTCATATCTAACTGATTTTCCTCTAACGAATGCGAAAACATCCACATCAGAATTTCTGTCTTTATCCGTAATCATTTCTGTGTATGGCTTCACTTGAATATTACACTGTTTACCATTACCGAGTATACATTCGATATCTACTTTATCTATCATGTCTCTACGCGATCCAAATCCTCCTGTCTTCTTTACTGACTTAATTTTTGGATTATTCATCAGATCTTCATATACAGTCTGTTCTGTACTTTCACCAGAATTCCATGTAGCATTCACAACGCGGGACATAGAAACAAATAATTCACTTTTCATATCTCTTATGTCCACATCTTTAGCTATACAGTCAAATAATGTTTTCATATCTAATTTAGATATACGATAATAATTCAACAGAAAGTTTACACCCTTTCTGTTTGTTGTCATTAGAGAATACGTCTTATTAGAAGAATTCATGTTAGCTAATGCACCAAAGAAGCTTGTGTATTTTCTACCATGTTCGGTATACAAAGCTTCTTTAATTACGTTTAAATCAAACATTAAGCTGCCGTTCTCGTTTTGCGACCAGGTGTTGCATAATCACCAGCAGAAAAAGTCTTGATAGAGTGGCAACAAGCACACAATGTCTGCAGATTTTCTTCATCGTTGTTTAGGTGATTACCATCTTTATGGTCTACTTGTAGCCAACCTTTAAAGCTACCCAGTAAACCAGCTGAAATTAATTGCTCTTCAGAAGGAGAAGTATATGTGCAAACAAAACCCAAACGACCATCAGTGTTTTCACAAACATCTTTACGATACTTGAGATAAGGATGGCGACTGTTACTAAACTCAGTAATGGACTCAAAGCCATTTAACTCAGTAGCGATACGTTGAGAGTGGCACTTATTGCAGACCCAACCTTCTTCTACGCCATACTTCTCGCGCACCCATGACGCTTTACGGCGCTTGCCATAGCCAGTGTTTTGCGCTATCTTATTACAACCAGAAACTTGACACGTAGGAATAGAATTGTTAATAACTAACTTCATAATGTAACCCTCTCTTTTCAGTTTGTACATAGAATATATCACACTATTTGGTGTTTGTCAAGCACTATTTTCAATTAATTTTAAATTTATTCTTTAAAGTTAGTTTCAAGTCTCATACCATAATTGTCGTTGCCTTCTGGAAGCACTACACCTGGCTTGAATCTTAATTGATTTGCTTTGAACGGTAAGTAGTTTACATGATGGTGCCAACGTCCATAGCGCCATACCATACTTGCAACGTCAGGGTGCATGTCCACAAGCATCTGTGATTTGTTGACAGTACCAAGAGCGTTGTAACCATTGTCTTCTGCTTTTTCTAAAACTTTATCACCAATCTCTTTGTGATAAAATTCTTCTGTGTTACCACCCTTAACAGTTTGCGTAGCCATCTTACCCTGCAAGAATGCATTAAACTGAATAGTACAGTCACCATCTTTCAATACACGAAGAGACAAATCTGTATCTTCATTGTAACGACCACGCCAACGATGCTTACAGTTATTTTCAATTAGAAGTGTAGAGTAAATACGAGTATTCTTTACGAATGGTGGATACTTTTGATTTGGCGCACAGAAGAAACGATATTGAAAACCGGATACTGGCACATTCTCATATCTATCCACAAAGTCTTCTGCCGCTTTGAATATAGCACCACTTTCGACACGAAGACGAATATTATTATGCAAACGATAAAAGTCTGCAATATTATCATCACACACCCAATGGCGTTCTGCACCAATAGTAATAGAATGATCCCAACACCAGTTTCTTGCACGACCAGGACCATCACCGTGATTACTGAAAGGAGCAACCAGTAGCGTAACATACGGACGAATACCAAAAACATCAAGTGCTTTCTCATAGTTTGATTCGTCTTGCGGCTCAATAGCAATGTAATGAGGAACTTTCATACGAGCCAAAGACCGTGAAGTCTGCATGGACTCATGACGACCTTTAGAGATAATATAAACAGGGTACTGTGGATTTGTCATTAATCTTCTATCCATCTCATTAACGAATTAGCAACACGGTCTAGTTTTGGATGCCAAATACTTTTAGTTTTGATTGTAAGATTTTGGTCAACAAGTTTAGCAAATTCTTTATAGTCTTCTTCTGTACGAAAACTGATTTTGATTTGATGATATGCTGGATTTTCTTCTTGCTTATATTCGGGCATACCTTTCCAGTGCTTTTCCCAAAAGACTTTACTCTCGCCATCATCCAAATCTTCTTCCGAGAGAAAGTCTGCAAGGCTAGCTTCTTCTGGTAGTTCTTCTTTCTCACCAACAAAGCTTTCATACTTGCCAGATTCTTTTACATTTTCACTCATTTATAACTCCATCATTAAAGTATATTATACTACATTTTTACACAAAAGTCTACATGTTTTTATAGACATATTCTAACGCTCTATCTGCTTCTTTATTTAGGGGGCGATTTTTATACCAGTTACCAGTTTCAGCATCTAGCTCGGCGCATAACTTTGCAATCTCAATTGAGGTAATTGGGTATTGTCTCTTAATAGCATTACCAGCAATAGCAACCATGATGGAATACATTTTTGCATACCAACCAGTATTGTTTATGATACGATACTCTGCTTCAAGTTTGCGAGGAAAGAATGGGCAGTCACGATAAGACGACCAACGCACATCAGTATTGTCAAGCTTGTCTTTTCTGTGTTGTACAATCTGCTTCTGTAATTCGTCGGGCAGTCTATCGAAGAAACTATTGAGATTAGCTTTATCAGAATATGGATGTTTTTGCATCAAAGCAAAAGGATCAATTGAATCGCCATCATTACTAAAAAGAAAGTTGAAAGCGCCAGCATATTGAGCAGGGATGTAGTACATGCGTGATAAATCTTTAGTTTGAGCGTCTCCAAGTTCTCCGAGTTCTTTGTTAAGAGCATGCCAGAAGTGTCTGATTTTGTCTCGCTGAATTCTTCCTCGAAGAGGGAACACCAGTCGGAACTTAGGCGTATCAACTTTAGAGCCCGCAGTGCTATAACAGATGAAGCGATAGCCAGAAAGACGATTAGATAGGTCAGCATTAAGATCTCCGTTAGGTGTATAATCATCTACGTCCATACAGCACCAGCCAGCCCACTCTAGTACATTGTCATTACTACGAGTAGAATCTGTCTTATAGATTGCTGGTGAGATAAGAACAGCATCTTTCTTAGATGCTTTAGGCTCTGAAGCAAGTTTGTATAGAAACTTCTCAAACGCATCGAAGTTAGGAAGATCGATGCGTCTGTGTGTTTTGTTGTCAAATATATTTTTGAATATCGTAAATGAAATTTCAATCATAATATATTATACTACATTTTGTTAAAGAAGTAAAGTACTTTTTAAGTCAGGCGGCGAATAATCTTCACCTTTCAAAACTTTACCATCTTCTCTATAGATGGGCTTACCGTTCTTATCTAGCTTGCTCATGTTGCTACGATGCACCTCATTGAAGCAGGCATCTAAATCTAATCCAAAAGAATGACCAGCACCATAAACAACATAGAGTAAATCCGCAAGTGCGTCTGCAATACCTACTAAGTCCTTTGTGTCCAATGCTTCACGCATTTCTTCTAGTTCTTCACGAATTAATTCATAACGTAGTTCACTAACGCCAGTCATGGTAGGCGTCTTCTCAACGTCTTGACCAAATGCGTTCATAAAATCTTCTACCATATCAAAGTTTGTTTTAGGCAAAGAAATCCTCCAATGTTTGTTGTTCTTCTGATTTCCAATTAATTGCATTAAGAATGATATTAATGGGGTCAAGAAATGTTTTATCGAATTGTTTATCAAAGTCGATATAGTTATGAAGTTTAAACTCTTGCGGGAGTACTTCAGGAAATGCAATAACGTTTTCTTTTATTGTATTAGGCAGTTTCAAGTAAATAAACTTGATACGAGTACCGTTCTGTATGAGTTCATATCTATCACTTAAACTGGCACTCTTTAATGCCTTGTTATATAGAAGTGAACCACGCACATGAATTGGTGTACCCTTTTTGTAAATAGTTTTTCTGTCAGAAAAATCTGTTACGTTAGAGACCGAACGTGGAAATGCAATACTTTCAACAGGCAAACCTTTAAACTCTTGTTTAAAATTTCTGATAAATTCTTGAGTATCTTTTTCACTGCCAGAAATTATGACTTTGAATATCTCGCGGAATCTATCTCGCACTATCTGAGGTGTAGAAGACTTGATAGCCTCAATGCCCATAATCTTTAGCTTGGGTTCTGCATACTGCACACCCTCAGAGTTATGCACATTTAAGATGTACCGCTTCTTTGCGGTCCAGATGCCGCGGTCAGCAATTACTTCACGACCCATTTCCATACGAGGCTTATGACAATTCATTTTACTAAACAAATCTTCATAGCATTTTGAAAGAACAGATTCGAAATGTTCTTTGCAGACCTTGTCTAAGAACTCTACAGGATTTTTAGGTTTAAGTTTGTCAACGAGTGGACCAAAGTTTACATAAAGTGAATCAGTATCGATTGCTATAACATAATCTTTATCACCACCAATAAGACCATTCATGGCTTTGTTCATAGCTTTCTCAGCCCATTGAATAACCATTTGACCAGTAAGCGTAACACCTTCTGCAACGCGAAGGTCAAAGTATTTGAAATACTTATTACCGAGAGCACCATAAAGAGAGTTCATCAGAATTTTGATAGCCATCTGTTGATTCTCATATCGATTGATTTCTTTCTCAAGTTCGAAAGATGCATTCTTTTGGTATTGTTGCTGTGATGCAAGCATCATCTTTTTAATAGATTTACGGTCGTTATAATACTCTTCAATGATTGTTGGAATAACACCGTCTTTATTCTTTGAGTATGTTGAACCGTTAGTAGCAACAGCAACGTTCTCTTCTCTAACTGCAGGATGCAGTGGGTCCATATCTGTACCGAAATAGTTCGTATAGAAATCTACACCACCAGGTATATTAAACTTAGCATCTTGCACTGTTTCTGGTGACATATTCCACTGCACAATAATGTTAGGGTATAGAGAATTCAAATCAAAAGAAACTACCCATTCATGTAAGCCAACTTGCGGAGACTTAACAAAGCCGCCAGCGAATTCTTGTTTTGGTTCATGAGCTTTTGTAGCTATAGAAACTTGTTTCTTACGAAGAAGTTTACGATAGATAATTGATTCCCAGATGCCAGTTGTGCCAAAAGTATCTTGATAGTTGACACCACCTTTATATGCCATAGTCATGGCAAGTGTAATCAAACCCATCTTGTCTTCTAGTCTATCAACCAACTCAACGTCTTTCATGTTATAGTCGATATACTTTTGGAAATCATCTTCGTATAAGTTCTTAAGAGAACCAGATTCTTCGTAAGAAAGCTTTCTCTCACCAAGGACGACATATGCAATATGATTAAGAGCATATGATTCTTGTGTGCCGTATGTGTAGCCAAACTTCTGAAACAATTCTAGGTAGTCAAGTGTCTCGACACCCTTTATATCAAAGACAGCATGTTCACGATTCAACTTGCGTATTGTCCTACTATCAACAATACCCCATGGCGAAAACTTCTTGACCGCATTGCCGCCAAGTATACGATCTACACGATTGATAAGATATGGAATATCAAAGAACCTTACATTCCAACCAGTAATAACATCAGGAGCTTTTGCTTCGTCTGAAATAAAATCCAAGAAACTGAGTAGTAGGTCATACTCATCTTGGCATTTTTTATATCTTACTGGCTTAATCAGAGCGGCTTCTGTATCGTAATCTTTGCAACCCCAAACCCAATAGACACCAGACAAATTGTTTTTAATTGTAATAGCTGTAATTTCTTGGTCAGCTATTTCTGGATCAGGGAAACCGTTTTCATATTTTGTTTCGATGTCGATTGTTGATACATTTATCTTATCACGATCAAATTCAATTTCTCTAGGAAACTTTTCAGTGATATACTGATGAATGTAATTCGTGGAACCATATATGTTAAAGTTGCTGACACCATCATAGGTCTGTAACCACTCTTTGGTTTCACGCATAGAATCAAATGTTATGGGTGCTACGATTTGACCATCAATAGCAGTCCAACCCTCGTCTACCTTAGATGGTATATAAAGGGTTGGCTGAAATGTGTCTTTTCTAGCTATACGCTTACCTTGGTGATTATAACCACGATAGAGTATGCTGTTTCCGTATCTTGCGACTGATGTGTAAAAATTCATCTTAACTCCTGATTGTTCATAAGTATAACACAAATCTCAGGTAATGTAAAGATGTTTTTTACAAAGATCTCATTCTTTCTACAAGTCTTTCTGCACGATTGGTTACCTGTTGGTACCATGCAGAGTCCACCATTTCGTCTGCCGCAGATTGCCAATCTTGAGCATCTACACCACGTTTCATTCCTTTAAACTTAGAAAGGCGTGGACGGCCCATGTTGAACATCATATTGGCTACAATTTGTTGGACCTCTTCTGGCAAATCATCGAAGTCTGGGTAGAGAATTCTGCATTCTGATAACACGACTTCAACATCTTTATCGAAGCATTCGTTAACTCTACTCTCTGAGATAGCTGTTCCAACTGGTTGCCCAGATTCAGCATCACTGTCAAGAACAAGATGGCCGATGCCAAAAGTAGGGAGATCCAAATGGTCGAGGTAGATTTCATATTTCACACCTTCATCTATTTTCAGTTGTTCTCTTAAATTATCTATATTCATATTAGTTCCTTATACTGCGAATGATTCGCCACAACCACAAGAGGCAGTTGCATTAGGGTTTATAACTTTCAAATACGATCCACCAAGTTCGGTTACGTAATCGATTGTGCATCCAAGTACAAACATTTCAGCCATTGGATCCACGACTAAATTATCAATAGTGGCTTTTTCTGTGGACATTTCCCACACGTAAGTAAAACCAGAACAACCTCCACCTTTTACTGATAGGTAAACATTTGGTTGTCCGACTTGAGCGAGATACTCTCGTGCTTTATCGGTAACGCTAATCATGTATTTTCTCTAGTAAAACTGTCTGGCATATCTCTTATAGGTTGTTCGCAATCACATCTATTACAAACATCGTTAACACATGTCATGCATTCAGTTGTTAAGCAGTGGCATCTACAGCCACAGTTTTTACAATATCGTGGTGTACCTTGCATATTACCTCCTACGTTAAAAGGGAACAACATAAGCTGTTCCCTTTATTTATACTAACTTAATATCTAGTTCCAAATCCGTTTACTTCAGCATTGAGCCTACGCTCAAGTTCTGATAATGTGTAATTTGATTCGCGATACTTAAGTGGTTGGCTCATATGTGTGCCGGGCCATCCACCCTTTTTTGCATTGCTAAATCGCATACTGCAGATTTCTTTAAGCCATTTCATTTACTTTCCTCCATCGTTATTCTTTGATAAAATTTTACAAAGTCTATTGATTGTTTTTGGATTCATTTGTAAATGCTCCTTATAG